AACACCCCAGAGGGTACTGTTTACATCATCAGCGACAATGGCGCTGGCGACAACGAATATTGCTTGGTCATAAACACAGGTTCTGCTTGGGTGACAGCAGTAGGCGCAGCACTTAGCTAATAGGAGGCTTGAATGGCTGGTCCAGTAAAAGCCTATAATTTCGACCAAGGCGATACCGCGGCAATTGTTGGCGCGGCACGTTCTCGTGTTCGTCAGGTCGTTATCTATGCCGCAGCCGCGGGTGCCTTTACATTAAAGAATGGTTCTGCCTCTGGTGAAGTTCTGCTACAGCAGAGCTTTGGTACAGGCAACCATGTTATGAACATCCCAGATGATGGCATCATAGCCACAGACGGATGCTTTGTGGCAGCTTTATCAGGCACAAATAACAAACTAACAATCTTCTTATCATAGGAGCTTGTTATGGCTAATTTTCGTTCCATATCCCAGATAGGAACATCTGAGCCATTTGAACTTCAGGTGTCCAGGGGGCAAATCCCTGGGCACTCATGGCTGCACAAGTTTGGTGCGGTTCCGGCTATGTCTCAAAACCAGACTGGTACAATTTGGGACATAAATGACACAAGCTATCCTTGGGCTGCTTTTTCTTCTGCATCAATTTTATCTGTTGACCGTGCTAGTGCGAGTGATGCTGGCAAGGCGATAACAATCATTGGCCTTGATGCAAGCTACAATGAGATATCGGAAAACGTAACGCTGACAAACGCTACTGGAAATCAAACCACCAAGTCGTTTATTCGTGTTTATAGAGCATATATGTATAACGGCTCTGCTACAAATGTTGGCAACATAGATATAAAAGTAAGTACAACAATAGTAGCGAGAATAACTGCTGGTAAGGGTCAGACCCTTATGGCGAAGTACACGGTTCCTTCTGGTTACACAGGGTTCATACATCAAGTAACAATGTCTGTTCAAGATGGTGCCGATGCTACAGGCAATATGTATGTCCGTTATGGCGGTGAAACAGCTTTTAGAATTGGTCACAGTTTCGAGGTCACAGGACAGTATTACTACCCGTTCCACAATCCTATCCCCGTACCAGAAAAATCCGATATTGATGTTAGAGCAACAGTCCGTTCAAACAATGCGCGGATTACTGCTGCATTTGACATGACTTTAGTGAAGAATGAGGATTGGCTAAATGGCGCGTAAAAAAGATAACCCTATTCGCAAAACCACTGGTAAGGGCGGCAACTATCGCAAGACAAAATCAGGCGCGGGCATGACAAAGAAGGGTGTTGCCGCTTATCGTAAGGCAAATCCTGGGTCCAAGTTGAAAACAGCCGTAACAGGCAAGGTTAAGAAAGGTTCTGCTGCGGCAAAACGCCGTAAATCATTCTGCGCTCGTAGCGCGGGTCAAATGAAGAAGTTTCCGAAGGCAGCAAAAAACCCTAACAGCCGCTTGAGACAAGCGCGTAAAAGGTGGAAATGCTAATGGTTGATTTATCTACAGAGGACAGACAGTGGAAGTTTATATCATCAATGGAAGGTGACATTAAGGTTATATTTAATCGTCTTGATACGATTGAGAACAATCATTTGAAACACATGCAAGATGACCTGACCCAACAAAGTCAGCGCTTGTGGATGATTTTAATGGTTGTATTTGCACAATTGTTCGCCATTTGTGGTGGCATGATTGTTTTGTGGGTAACGCGATAATGGCGATGGGGAGAGCGCAAATGTCTCAGCAAGTGTCAAAAGGCGGCTCAAAGAAAGACGCCTGCTATAAAAAAGTTAAGGCGCGTTACCGCGTATTTCCTTCTGCATACGCATCTGGTGCGATTGCCAAGTGTCGCAAAGTTGGTGCGTCCAATTGGGGGAACAAATCTAAAGCAAAGAAAATGCGTGGCGGTGGTTGCGTAATGAAAGACAAGCCAACCAAAATGTATTAATGGGACGGATATGGCGGTTAGAAAATCAAAAGCTGGTGCTAATCTCAAACGATGGTTCAAAGAAGAGTGGAAGGATGTCCGCACGGGGAAAGCATGTGGGCGTGGCAAAGGAGAAAAACGGGGTACTCCATATTGTCGCCCCAGCAAGAGGGTATCTTCTAAAACCCCAAAAACCTCCAAAGAGATGACTGCGGCGGAAAAACGTAGTAGGATAGCACAGAAGAAGCGTTTGGGTCAGCCAGCAGGCAAGCCGCGCCGTGTAAAGTCTTTGAAGAGAAAGAAGAAGTAAATGGCAGTCTCAGGCTCAACAGATTTTGAATTAGATGTATCTGATTACATTGAAGAAGCTTTTGAGCGCTGTGGTTTAGAGGTTAAGACTGGTTATGACCTGAAAACCGCAAAGCGTTCAATGAACCTCATGTTTGCAGAATGGGCGAACAGAGGCTTGAACCAATGGACGATTGTGCAGCGCACCTTAACCATGACGCAAGGCACGAACAATTATACGCTTGGTAGCGATGTTATTGATGTGCTTTCCGCGGTTATACGCAGAGACGGCACAGACATCAGCATGGATAAAATCAGCCGTGATGAATATCTGAACATTCCTGACAAAAGCACACAGGCGCGTCCTACTCAGTTTTTCATAGACAGACAGATAACTCCTGTAGCAAAGATATGGCCTGCACCAAATAATAGCACAGATGTTATTTATTATGATGCTTTGACCCGTATTGATGACGCGGACACATTTACAAACACAATTGATGTTCCTTTCCGATTCTATCCATGCTTGGCTGCTGGTCTTGCTTACTATCTCTCTATTAAGAGAGCTCCAGACCGCATTCAAATGCTGAAAGCTGTATATGAAGAAGAGCTGGATAGAGCGTTAACAGAAGATAGGGACAGGGCTTCATTTAATGTCGCGCCTAGCTTAAGTTTCTATAGGGTGTCATAATGCCTAAGTACGCGGCTGGTAAATACGCTTATGGGATATCTGACCGCTCTGGATTTCGTTATCGTTTAAAGGATATGCGGAAAGAGTGGACAGGTTTTCTTGTTGGCAAGGATGAATGGGAGCCAAAGCACCCTCAGTTAGAGCCGAACAGGCATCCAACTGACGCGGAAGCTTTGCGTGACCCGCGCCCAGACCCGGCTGCAAATGGCAATGACGATAGAGCGTTTATTGTATATACAAATGTTGGTAATGGAATAATTGGTAAGGAGCTTGATACATTTGAGCTGACAGGCTCGATTGGTACAGTTACGGTGGTAGTATGAGTTATACATTAACGACATTAAAGCAAGCTATTCAGGATTACACTGAAAACAGCGAAACAACTTTTGTGAATAATTTAGACAACATTATTCGCAATACAGAAGAGCGCATTCTCAAGCTTGTTGACCTTGACTTATTTAGAAAAAATGCCGCCGCGAATATGACTGTTGGCAATAAATTTCTTTCTTGTCCTTCTGACTTTCTTTCTTCTTTTTCGCTCTCATACACAAAAAGCAACGGCGACCAGGACTTTTTGCTTCAAAAGGATGTGAACTTTTTGCAAGAATACGCCCCAGATAGCAGCGCAACTGGTTTACCGAAATATTATGCTCAATTTGATGTAGAAAACTTCTTGATAGCACCTACTCCAGATGATAGCTATGCTGTTGAGTTACATTATTATTATCGCCCGGCGTCCATAACTGGAAGCGCGGGAACGTCTTGGCTTGGTGACAATGCTCCTGACTGTCTTTTGTACGGGTGTTTGGTGGAGGCGTATACCTTTATGAAGGGCGAAGCTGACATGATGCAGGCGTATGAAGCGCGTTTTGCTGAGTCTATTTCAAGATTGAAGAATTATGGTGAAGGGCGTGAAAATAATGATGCTTACAGACAGGGGCTTGTTAGAATAAAACAAACATAAGGAGGGTTTATGTTAGATGAAGGATTGAAGGGCAAAACAATTGCCATAGTTGCGCTTGGCGGCAGTTTTGCCGACTTTGTTCTTGCGCGGATGAATTCTCAACACTTTGATGAGATATGGGGTATAAACTGTATTGGCGGCATATTTCATGTTGACCGTACATTTATGATGGACCCAGCTTCCAGATTTTTGGATGATGTGAAGGCGGGTACGCAAACAGGAATTGCAAAAGAGTTCTTGCTTGAGACGAAAGAAAAAGGCCCAATATACTCCTGTGTTTTGGATGAGCGCGTTCCAGAAATTGTTGAATATCCTCTTGAGGAAGTTATAACCGCCACCAGTTTTAGTTATTTTAATAATACGGTAGCTTACGCGGTAGCATTTGCTGTTGCTCATCAGGTGGCTAAAATACACATGTATGGCGTGGATTTTAGCTACAAGCAAAACCTACATTTTGCAGAAGCTGGACGTTCTTGTGTAGAATTCTGGTGCGCTATGGCTTTAGCTAGAGGCATAGGCATACAGGTCGCTCCGCGGTCTGGCCTTTTAGATACAGATGTCCCTGAAGATGAGAAAATATATGGGTACCACCGACTAGATGACCCACTTGTTCAAAGGGTTGTTGACGGTCAGCTTGTTATAGCTAAAAGGTCAAAAATATCTGATATTGAGGAAGAGAACGGGTTATCTGCGCCAGAGCCCCTTGATGGAAGAGAGCCTGTTTTAATTGGCAGGCATGATATAGAGGGTGTTTCATACAAAAAGGAGGAAGATAATGGTTAGTGTAGAGTCAGGGATACAAGTTGCTACTGTTAATGTTATGACCTCAGATGAGGGCGGTCTTAACAATGAACAAATAGCTGAGTTGGCTATGGATAAAATATTGCGGGTGTCAGATACAGCGCCGCCAGCAATAAAAGAGCAAGCAAATGCTTTTAAAGAAAATATCAGAAGTGTTGTCCTTCACTACATAGAATTGGCAAGACGCGAAGAACGTGCTACAATCGCTAGGAAGATGGCGAAAGCCGGACAAAATGAAATGGCTGACCTTGTTAGGAGAATATAAATGGCTATTACTCAGGCAATGTGCACCTCGTTTAAGACTCAGCTTCTGACAGGTACGCATGATTTTACAAACTCAACTGGCAACACCTTCAAGCTTGCTTTGTACGCAATTGGCTCTGGCGGCAAATCCAGCACTACAGCCACATTGGGTGCATCGACAACTGCCTTCACTACAACTGGTGAAGTTGCGTCAAGCGGTTCTTATGCTACTGGCGGTGGTACATTAACAAACGTCACCCCTACCTCTTCAGGCACAACCGCGTTCACAGATTTTGCTGACTTAACCTTTTCAACTGCGACAATTACAGCTCGCGGCGCCTTGATTTATAATTCAAGCGCAACAAACGCTGCGGTTGCTGCTTTAGACTTTGGTAGCGATAAAGCATCAACATCTGGTTCGTTTACAATTCAGTTCCCTACTGCAAACGCATCTAGCGCGATTATTCGTATCGCCTAAAGGTAGCTGTTATGGCTAATAGCGGCTGGAGTGATGGTGCGTGGAGTTCTGGTTTCTGGGGCGGGTTTCAAGACCTTGACCTAACGCTAACTGGTGTCTCCGGCACTTTATCCGTTGGGACAGCTTCAGGCTTTCAAAGTGCGAACACGCAACCGGGCAGTTTTTACAATCAAGTTCACCTTGGTAGCGTCAGTATTAGCATACCAGCTAATGTTGACGTTACTGGCGTTGAGGGTGAAGTCCAAAGCCTTACTGGTTGGGGCTCAAATGGCTGGGGCGAGTTTGTTTATGGCGGCGGTGTATTTGCCGATGTCGGTCAGCTTCTTCCTGTAACTCTAGCCTCTGCATCTGGCGCTGTTGGCAGTGTGTCAATAAGTGCTTCGGCTGGAGTTTCTCCAACCGGGGCAGAGGCCAACACACTACTTGAGTCCGTGCTAGTTGGCGCAGGAGCGATTGTTGGCGAAGATGGCATGGTCGGCGCCATTGGCCTTGGTGATGAATCTGTTGTAGGGACATGCAACTTTACGCTTACAGGTGTATCTGGCTCAACTGTTGTTGGTGATGAGAGCATTGAAACTGACACTGGGGCGCCTGTAACTGACGTCCCTGGAATGACAGCCTCTCTTGGCGATGAAACCACTTTCATTAGCTATACATTCCCAGCGACTGGATTTTCTGTAACCTCTACTGTTGGACAAGAGACAGTAACTGGTGATTCCTTGCTGTCATTGACGGGAGTAGCGGCGTCAGGTAATATATCAACTGTAATTTTGTGGGGTCGAATTGTCCCGTCCCAAAACGCAACATGGACTGAGGAAGCTGCATAATGGCAAGTACCTATACTTCAAATACTGGCATAGAAAAGCCGGGAACTGGTGAGCAGTCGGGCACTTGGGGCGCGACTACCAACACAAACTTTGATATTATTGACCGAGCTATCAACGGTGTTGGCGCGATTACTCTTTCTGGAACAACGCATACTATAACAACCACAGACGGCACTTTGTCCGATGGTATGTATAAGGTTTTGCTACTTGGCGGCACTCCTTCTGGAACAAACACAATCACAATTGCGCCGAATGATGCAGCAAAAGTGTATTTGGTAAATAATACAACTAGCCAAACAGCTACATTTACTCAAGGCACGGGCGGGGATGTCTCTGTTTCTGCTGGGGCATCTGCTTGGATTTATGCTGATGGTGCTGGTTCAGGCGCACAAGTTCGTCAATTACCAGCCGACTTGGTTGGAGACACCACTCCTCAGTTAGGCGGTAATTTAGATACTAATAATAACGCTATTTTGTTCGCTGGCGCGAATGGTGACACATCCAAGTGGGCAGTTGAGTATGACAGCGGCGACAATGACCTGTTGTTTAAATATAACGGCACAACTGTTATGAAGGTTGCATCTTCCGGCGCGATTGTGTCTGCGGATAATATTACAGCATACGGCACCCCATAAGGAGTGAATTATGACTATTACTGCTACAGGAGCAGTTTCTCTTGGTGATTTAAGAACCGAATTTGTCGGCGGTATTGCCGCTATATCTTTTGGCGACTTATACAGAGGCGGCTCTAATATTAGAAAGCTTGCTGTTGATAACACAGCGACAAATGACGCAGCTTCCGTTCCGACTGCTGGAGCCATAGACATGGCAGACTTTTATAGCTCCGCCAAGTCTTTTACAAAAACATATTCCGCAACAGCAACAGACCAAGATGCGTCTGCTGTTTTTGGTGCGGATTATTCTGTAGACTACCCAAAGAACATTGTAATTGATAGCGGTGTTGAGCTTGGCGCCACTAGCGTTTCTGAAGAAGCATTGCAAATTGATGCTGGAGGTTCTGGCACAATTACGATTACTAATAACGGCACTTTGTCTGGCGCCGGAGGTGCTGCTGGCGCGGTTGGCGGCGATGCCTTTGAGGCTGATGTTACTTGCACGTTCATCAACAATGGCACTGTTCGCGCTGGTGGTGGCGGTGGCGGCACTGGTGGCAATGGGTCTTATACATCAACTTCTGGCAATCTTGGTGCTGGGGTTTATGTTGCGGGCAGTAATAGTCAAACAAGAAGAAATTTGAGTTGTTCCCGAGCTGGTAAAGGCGCTTGTTATGGCAGCGGACAAATAGATGACGGCTATGTGCGATGCGCCGACAATTGTAGGACGTCCAGCACAACTAACACCTATGGTGGCGCTGGCGGTGTAGGTGCTGGCTATAATCAATCTTCTGGAACTGGCGCCGCTGGCGGTACTAACGCTGGGACAGGCGGTGATGGTGGCGGCTTTGGGGCTTCAGGCTCAACAGGAACTAACGGGAATGTCAGTAATGGTTCTGCTGGTGGTTCTGCTGGAAATTATCTAAACGGTTCTGCAAATTGCACTTTTACTAACAATGGTACGGTTCAAGGCAATACAGTATGACGCCTGAAGATAGATATAGTATATGCAAATCTTGCGAATGGTTTAGAGCTTCTATTAAGCAATGCAAGAAATGTATGTGCATAATGCCTTTAAAAGCAAAAATACAATCGGCTAAATGCCCAATGGGGAAATGGTAAAATGGAATATACTGTAGTTGCTATTGAAAACGATGTTGCAAAGATTGAGTTTAGTGACGGAACTTATACGTTTCTGGAACTTCGGTCTGACATGACAGAGCAAGAGCTTGATGATTTCGTTTACGATTCCATACCCCCGCATTTGAATTCAGGAAATGGAACTCCATCTTTCTTATCTGCTGGCGCTACAAGAACTGCTAAAAAAATTGCTGAAGAAGAGCCGGAGCCAAACCCAGCTTGGCTAGACGCTCGCATTGAGGCTTACGGCGCTGTTAGCAGTCAAATAGAATATATCACAGAAAATGGCCTGGAAGCATGGCAAGCACATGTAGCGCAAATCAAAGCTGACAATCCAAGTTCTTAAATATTAGAGGTTGAGGATATGTTATGCCGCTTACAAAACTTCAGTTTAAACCGGGTATAAACAGAGAAGTAACGTCTTATGCTAATGAGGGCGGCTGGTTTGATTGCGATAAGGTTCGTTTCTACTTAGGTTTTCCAGAAAAAATTGGTGGTTGGGAAAAGTATTCTTCTTCCACTTACCTAGGCACAGCGCGGGCGCTTCATAGCTGGAGCACCTTAGACGGTTCTCAATACCTTGGCGTTGGCACACATCTTAAATACTATATTGAAGAAGGTGGCGGTTACAACGATATAACTCCTATCAGACGAACATCGTCCGCGGGTGATGTTACTTTTTCCGCTACTGACGGCTCTTCTATCGTAACTGTTACAGACAATGCAAATGGCGCGGTTCTTGGGGATTGGGTCACTTTTTCTGGTGCAGCATCATTAGGCGGCAATATAGGTGGGGCTGTGCTTGATAATGAGTTTCAAATCTTATCAATCACAGATTCCAACACTTATACTATTGATGTTTCTCCGTTTGTTGCCAACTCCTCAGATACTGGCGATGGCGGGTCAAACACTGTAGGCGCATATCAAGTAAACACAGGCCTTAATGTAGGTGTTGGCGGTACTGGTTATGGCGCTGGTCTTTTTGGCGGTACAACAACTAGCGCTTTGGCAAATCAGCTAAACGGAAATATAAGCAATAGCGATACTACTATCACATTGCTTGATGCTTCAAGTTTCCCGACATCAGGCACTGTTCTTATAGATAACGAGCTTATTACCTACTCTGGTGTATCTTCAAATGATTTAACGGGATGCACACGCGGTACAAACGGCACAACTGCGGCGTCTCACACTAGCGGTGATGCTGTATTACTTGCTGTTGGCAATACTGACCCTGATGATGATTTCACTGGATGGGGTGATGCGGCGGCTAGTGTCGCCACTCCACAGTCAGAGCTAAGAATATGGACTCACGACAATTTTGGTGAAGATTTACTTCTAAATATTCGTGACGGCGGTATTTATTATTGGGACAAATCAGATGGCTTGAGCTCAAGAGCGGTTGAAATAAGCACTATTTCAGGTGCTAACAACACACCCACAGTGGCAAAGCAAATACTGGTTTCTGACAGAGACAGACATGTTCTTGCCTTCGGCTGTAACCCTCAAGGTTCTACCGTTCAAGATGACCTTTTGGTTCGCTTTTCTGACCAGGAGTCTTTTACAGATTGGGAAGCGCGGTCAGACAACACTGCTGGTGATTTGCGTATTGGTTCAGGCAGTACATTTGTTCGGGCAATCGAAACAAAAAGAGAGATATTGATTTGGACTGACCGCTCTCTTCATTCTATGCAGTTTATTGGTGCGCCATTTATTTTTGGTATGCAGCAGCTATCTGCCAACATTTCAATCATTTCTAGGGGCGCGGTGGCAGCTACAGAAGATTTTGTTGCATGGATGGGTTTTGATAACTTCTATATTTACGCTGGTAAAACACAGCAGATACCTTGCACAGTAAAAGACAAAGTTTTCTTAGATTTAAACTTTGAACAAAGAGACAAGATTACGGCTGGTGTTAACGCTGAATTTGGTGAGATTTGGTGGTTCTATCCATCTGCCAGCGGCACTGGTGAAAATGACAGATATGTTGTCTATAACTACCTAGAAAAAGCGTGGTACTATGGTGCTTTAGGTCGTACCGCGTGGATTGGTCGCGGGACAAATCAATATCCTATTGCGGCTGGCGAGGACTCTAATGGTGACAACTACCTTTACAATCACGAGGTAGGTTACGATGATGATGGCAGCGCCATGACTGCATATATAGAAAGCAGCCAAATGGACATTGGTGATGGCGACCAGTTCTTGTTAACTCGCAGGCTAATTCCTGATTTAAATTTTGTTGGCTCTACAAACTCTACGCCCACAGTTGATTTTACGCTAGAAACCCGAACATATCCTGGTGCCAATTATAGTCAGACAGGCACAGGTAGCGTTGTAAGAAGCTCCACTACCCCAGTAGAGCAGTGGACAAATGAAGTTGACTTGCGCTTGCGTGGTCGCTCGTTTGCTCTCAAGGTTGAATCATCTGGCGCGGGCACAGCTTGGAAGCTTGGCGTTCCAAGGGTTGATTTACGGCCTGATGGGAGGCGTTAATGGCCTCTGTGGAAAATCCGCCACCAAGACTGCCAGAAGCCCCGGAAGAGTATTCTCAGGACTATCTGGC